GCTTCTTCTGCAACGGGGTTAACTTCTTCTTCACCTAGAACAACTCTCTGCATTCTACGCATATCTGATATCTCAGATCCACGCATACCTCTGAAATAAGGGTCATTATCATCTTCTGGTAAACGCCAGCCTGATAATATTTTCTTTTCTAATGCATTCTCAATAGGTACATCTTTAAGTATACCTTTTCTATTTGACTTTTCTAATAATTCAGCATCGTCTAGAATAGGAAATTCTTCTTCAGTAGGAGGTGTAACACTAGATGTTGGTTCTACTACTGGCTGCTCTTCTTGTACTTCTAACTCAAGTAATTTTTTTATAAATTCTTGACTGGTTAATTTTGCAGATTCAGGAGACTGCCGAAACCTATCCACTGCACTTCTTGTATCTTCCATATTATTCTTTAATTAGTGAGGGGAGTAGGGCTTTTGGTACATTAAATGTCAGTTCATTACTGTTTAGAGTTAACCCTTCTGATGCTTTTACTTTATTAATTTCACATTGCATCTGATACGCATTACCTTTTGATGGGTTGATAACACAATCTTTCAATTGTTTTGCAGCAGTTGGATACTCTTTCTCTAAAAATTCTTCAACCTTCTCTATATCTAATTCTTGTTTAGTAGTTGATGTATCTACTTTATTTCCTAAAGCTTCTGAAAGACGTTTAGCAAATTGCCTTCTATTAACTTTTTTCTCATTTTTTCTTACTGAATAGTATTGTCTATAAAGTGATCCTAGTATATTATCTGTACCAGGTGATTTATGATTCGCTACTAATTCTATCTCGAGCCTATCAGCTTCATGAAGTTCCTTTAAAAAATCAAGATTAGGTATATTATCACCTGTCCAAGGTTTACTCCAATCTAAAGTAGTATTAGCAGATAAGAATTTAGGTAAATCTCTATTTGCTACTTCTCTACGAATTCTACTTTGATTATGTGGTATAGGAATTACTTTGCTTTTATCTTTTGTATTAAAAGGTTGTGGATAAAAGATTGTTTTTTTCAAATCTTCTATTCCTGTAGGGTCACCTAATTCTTCTCGAATTCTACGTAAAGCTTCAGCCATCGCATCATTAGCATTAGTATAACCACCACCGTCAGGATCAAGTAAAAATTGGAGTTCCTGGTCATAGTGCTCCAGTGCATTGTCCCAGATGTCAATAGCTAAATCATCTTTAAAATTCCCATAACCATCAAGCTTAATTCCTGTTCCTATAATCTGATAAATTATACCTCTCTCTTTTGTATGATTTGTATATCTCCTAGAGTTTTTAGCTTTAGCAACCTTATCTGATTTAGGTTTATTCTCATCATACCAAGTAAGATTATCTGGATGAACTTCATCTCTATTAGTAGTTATACCATTTGGACTACTGTATTCTGCTTTTAGTTGGGTCAGCTGTTCACCAGCAGTAATCCGTTCATTATCTCGCCTAGCTAAAATACCAGGTGGGTCTCCTCCTGGGTGTCCACCTTGATTCCATGCTGTTCTATATTCTTCATCATCGATAAGACCCTGCTCATAATCTCTAGTTAAAAGTAGTCTGTCTCTTTCTTTATCAGTTACTTCTCTATCAATATCACCAGAAAGTTTTGCATCAAGTTTATCTTGTAAAGCATCTACACGTTTTTTACTGAAATCAACTTGGCCGCCTGGTCCATCATATTTAATTTCACCTAATAACTCTACTATATTCTGCGCTGCTCCATGATCAAGACCAGCGTGATCTTCAACCATCTTAAATAGTTCATCAATAGCTTCTTTATTACTTAACTTCTCACCATTAGATTTTGTAGTTGCTCTTATAGCTTGGAGAAGTGGATTAACATTAAATAGTTTTGGATTAATTTCAATCTGATTTAAATTATATTCCCATATATCCTTTACAGCTTTATTTTCAGAATCTTTCTTCCAAGTTTTACCATGAGCTGCAATTGCGTTAGCTTCATTCTTTTCATAACCAGTTAAATAACCAGTCTCAGCAAGGAATGCAGGTTTTAAACCATAGACACCATTGTTTTGATTAAATTCATGGGTAAGTTGACGTACTGCGGCTTTGAATTGTGAAGGACTCTTATAAGCATTTATCTGGAATTTGTCTCCATTATCAAGTTGTATCCATCTTTCATCTGTAGCTAACTTATCAGCAAGAAATGCATCATGCTGTGGTATTAAATTCTTTAAATACGCAGTAGCTAGATTAATTTTAGTAATACCAGTCGCTTCACGTATAGCAGCCACTGTCTCAGGATCAGCACCGTCTGCACTTAACTTCCCAGAAAGTTTATAAGAAGCTTCTAAAGATTCACTGCGTTCTTTTAATTCATCTAAAGGTATTATTCTATGACTACCTGTATCACTTCTTAGTTCTGCCTCTGCAGCATTAGCTAAGTTTGTAAGTTCACGTCGTGTTTGGAATTGCTTAGCTGCTTGTCCGAATGCTCCATCAGGAGATATAGCAGCAGCAAGTAATCCTAATTCTTCTCCTTCACTTCTAGCAAGGAACTCTTCATAATTTCTGTTAGCTCTTTCTTGTTCATAGAAAGGCTGCATAGATAATGCTATGCGTTTCTGCTCTTCTGCACTTCGTTTTGCATATGAAAATGTCATGGATTAAATATCCCCCTATTAAGTGCGCCAATAGATTCATAATACTTTGTATTTAAACCAAAGTCAAAACTAGTATTAAATGTATTAGACATTTTTAAGCCATCAATACTTTTTCCAGCAGCATCAGGAACACCTGGACCTCCACCAAATATCTTCCACTTACTAAAGTCTCCGCCACCAGTCATATAACCACTAGCAGCACCCATCGCTACGTTAGTTATTAAACTAAACATACTTGGACCTTTGTCCCATATAGGTTCATTAGGCATTGCACCTCTTCTAGGTGCTTGACCTATACTACGTTGTGCATTTATATTTGCTATCCTCTGACGATTGACTATATCTTGAATGATAGCACTAGCAGTATCTCCAGCGTCATCAATTCTACTTTGTCGTGCAGCCTTTTCTCTACCAGCCGCAGCTTGTAAAGATTTCTGAACACGCTTAGCAGATTTACCACTGATTTCAGCAGCGTTTCCTAAACGAGCATTACTAATAAGCTCAGCATAAGTCTTCTCATTCTCTCTAACAGCTTCTCGTGTTTTTTGTTGTATCTCAACCATCTTTTGTTGGATTTCACGGTTAGCTGTTAAAGCATTTTCTGCCCATGCAATTTCTGCATCAACACCTTTGTGATAGTATGTTGTTATATCTGCATAATGAGTACCATATACTTGGCCTCGTTTTGCATAATAAGCTTTCAATTTATTTCTATTACTAGCATCTGCAGCTGATACTTTGGCTGAGTGTCCTAAGACAGCTTGACCAGCTCCAACTGCTGCAAAGGCTATTGCGGGATTGCACATTTTGCAAATTCGATAAAGGTTAATTGATTGGGTCCATACTTAAACTCCCTTAGGAATTTGAACCCCAAGTATCTTAGTAATCTAAGATGTACTGTGTTTCGTTTATCGACGATATTCCAGAGAAGTTTCTCTGTTCTACTGTTTAAAACTTTTTTAGCTTCTTTAACAAAAGCTATTGGGTAGTCATGAATAACAGGTGTACATAACATCCATATTAAACCATCCTTTTTAACTCCAAACATTCCGGCAGTCCTGCCGTTGGGCGCTGTAAAGTATACACAATAATCTGTGCCTACAGCTTGTGGGAGTATAATCATAGGATCACATCCATGACCTTCTACAACTTCTCTACGATCTTCTGGACGTAGATTAGAGGCTACTTCAATAGCAGCCTCATGAGTACATGGATATGTTGTAAATTTATGCACGTTTATAATATTTAGGTGAATAATCCCCTTCCCAACTTAATGAGTATAAAGTAGCTGGGGAAGGATGAGTAGACTTAAGATTAAGAGAAAGATTAATATTCCTATCATAGACTGGTACTGTTTGTATATAGTCATCAACAAGACCAGGTGTATTACTTAAGTAATCATCACTAATAGTGGATTCATATAGTTCAGTATAAGCATCCTTACCTTGTCTTGTTAGTGTTGTTTCATATACACCTGTTTGTCCAAGGTTTAATTTAATTCTATGTAAAACTAATGATGCATGAACATCTGATCTAGTCACTTTACCAGATGATTGAGTTGGATAAAACTTAGGAAACTCTACATTCATTGTAAAGTTATAACCAAGGTAGAAAGTCCTAGCAGACCAATCTCCATTTAGTTCTAAATTACTACCAACTTTTTTTGCCTTCTCATACTTACCAAAGTTAGCACTTGAAGGATTTACTTCATAAGCTACTATATCTTTAATTAAATTACCATCACTATCTACAGCAGCATCAATACCCGTAGGCACGGCTAACGTAGACTTCCTGGTTGATGCACTATAAGTAACTGAACCTAAATCTGTAGCACCTGTTATCCAGTTGTCTAAATGTAATGGGTAATAAACACTATCACTAGTTAAAGAGAAAGAGTCATCAGTATCTTTCAACCTAAAGCTGACTAAAGGATTAATATTACCTGTACCATCTAACACAGCATAGTATACGTCATCTAGAATTACATGATAAAGTACGTTATCAGCTAACTCCCACTTAAACCAAGAACTTTGTAAGCGTTCAGTACCAGAGTTAAAGTATCTATAACAATATACATCTTTACTACCTGACTTAGCAAAAGCAATGAAACTGTTCTCTCTAGAGTTTGCAATTAGATCTATATCTTTAGCAAGTAATCTTGATATCAGTTTACTTTGTTCTACTATCTGTGGTTCACCTTCTCTTCTTATGTCAGCACATTCAAAGAACCTGCTGTATTTTCCAGCATTGTCAAGCCAGCCAATAGTTGTACCTAAAGGTATAGGAGAATTTTTTTCGTTAAAATTATACGTTGCTATTGAATTGATCTTAGCTGTTTCTGGATTTAATAAATCACTATCTGTAGTAAGTAAGAACTGCTGATTAGCAGAGAATAATGCTAAACCAGAATTAGTTTCTATACCATCTACTAGTTTAGCTGGGAATGTAGAACTACAAGCGACATCAATAACATCTAAAGGTGATATAGCTAAAGCTGTTTGTGCCCAGAAGTTTGTAAACTTACCAGGTTCTGACAGTATAGCATTCTCTCCACTCAATAGTACAAGCCTATTCCTCCAGAATAAAACCTTGTTAATTTTTTGGCCAACAAATGAAGGATCAGGGTTTGTATTCTCATCACCTATTGTACGTGAATCCCAAGTTGGCTGTTCAATAGTAAATGTACCATTAGCTTGCCTAACTATCTGGTGAGGCATTGTAGTAGCAGTAAAGCTTTTATCTATACCAGGCTTAGCACATTCTACCCAAGTACCAGGTCCATCTGTATTGTTATTTCCTACAAATTTAAGATAGTAATCATCATTATTATTATTCTCACTATTAGTTACTTTTGCAATGAAACCATGTTTACACTGAGCTGGCAGTTTAGCAACATCATTGACTTCTTTAGTAACGATGTTCATTAAATCATTTTCAGATGTTTCTATATTAAATGCAGCTGTCTTCTTGATATAGATACCGTTACCTATAATCTCTGTGGTTACATTAGATACTCCAGTTAGTTGACTAGTTATACCACCAAGCACGCCTGTTGTGCTAACAGCAGTATCTTGATCAAAAGGTGTGGGTTCAGGACGTACAGCTTTTATATCAGCTTTAACTTTAGCAGTTTCAACTTCCTCTACATGTACAATGTATTCAACGGGGACATCTCTACCTTCTAATGTAAATAGAATATAGTCACCTTCTTGTAGACCTTCACCACCATGTAACAATTCTACATCATAAGAATAAGCACAGTTATAATCATGTGCATGTTTGATTTCTGCGCTGCCATCAACAGGACCAGATACACCACTAACTGTAAATCTAAAAGTTAGGTTTTTTCTATCAGTTACTACAGCATTACTACTATTAAATACAGTAACATCAGTATCATTAATATTGATAACACCTGTAGCTATATCATAACAAGAACCACCGACAACATTTCTGTGTTCTCCATTCATTGTGTGGTTGGGTTCAAACCTTTGTATTTCAGCGGTTGCGTTACCTGTTACGTCTACTGTATCATCAAATCTAAACCCATAGTTATCATGTGATCCTTTATGTACACCAGTATCTAAGTTAATACCTGTAACAGCACCACCACTTATATCTGCTTTTGGGTTACCTGTAACAAAACCAAGTGCATAGACATCATTAGCATCTCTAGACTTACCTCTACCTGATATAGTATTACCATCTTTATCTTTTATAGTAACAGTAGGAGCGCTTGAATATCCACTACCACCACTAGTTACTATAATACCATGTCTATGTATTCTTGTACCATTTTTATCATGCTTACATTCTAATCTAGTTGCAGTTGTAGTAGTTGTCCAGTTAGAATTATTACTCCAGTCAGTGCCTGGATTATATAGATTCAAAGAATACTGTCTAGCATTAGCAGTTTGTTTTAACTCAACGAAAGCATAGTAATCATCAACATAACCAGGAGTTTGACCTCCCATAGTAACTGTAGTGTTCCTATTAACTACATAGGTATAATCATTAATAGTGAGGAACTGTAAGTCACCATCTGCACTATGTGTTAAGTAAGAATTAGCAGCTATAGTTTTTTCATCACCATCACTACATCTCCATACTTTCACTGATCCGTCTCTATAAACTCTGCCTATGTGTTGCTCAGTATCATCTCTATAGTAACTGAACCAACACCCTGCTTGTGTTGTGCCACCAACATTAGTTGTAACACTTGCTCCTAAGTCTTTAACCAAGCTACTGCCAGGTCTCTTAATTAAACCTCGTGTTACATCTGGAATGACATTAACTGCATCAACCAGTGTCCCAGGAGGTTTTAACTCATCAGGTTGTGATGAAATTCCCTGTACATAATTCGGAATAGTTTGTGCAATAGTTGTCATTATCTTCTAAGTGCAAAGAAAGGTTTGTATGATGTATAGCTACTATTGTGTTCAGTACCAAAGAAGGTTGGATCATCTTGATTGCATTCATACTCCATACAAGAAGCACGTGCATGTAATTCTCTTTGACCTAATAACTGTACTAATTGAGGATTAGATATTAATTGTGTCGCTGCTCTAGTAGAAGCTAGTGAGGTGATATATCTTTTGAATACTTCTGGTAAATCATTGAATGTATATAGGTATACAATATCAAAGTATAGTGTAGTCTCAGTGAATACATCTGTATGATTTACTCTATCATATAACTTCCCATTACGACGTACAACATCTTTAGTTCTTTTAACAGCATCATCATGCTGATCTATTTGTAATACATTACTGGGTATTATTATATTACCATTACTATCAGGATCTAAAGCAACATGCCATTCTCTATTGAATGACCATCCTTCAGCTTGTACATCTTTGTTAGCTTCTTTTAAAAGGTTATATATTATTGAGACTTCAGGGTTAGAAAAGTTTAGACTGGATACAGGTGATTGACCTATAGCACCCAGTATTGAATTTACTGCGGAGAGTTCGGTCTCGTTATCAATTGTCGTGGGTTGAGCCATAGGTATAAATTTTTGTTAATAAAAAAAAGGGGAGCGTGAGAACTCCCCCTAATAAATAGTTTAACCGAATGCAGAATCGTTAGAAGCAGCACCAGCATATAGTTCAACTGCAGCAGCAGGGTTGAGGTAGTCAGCACCCATTGCCATGCGTCCTAGGATCACATCGCCTTGGTAGATTACTGATACGTCACCACTTGTTACTTGAACTTGAGGTCCAATAGCTTCAACAACACCTGCAGCTTCCTTCTGGAAGATTAGTCCACAGGACTTGCTGAACTTAGCAGCTTGACCATAATCGTTTTGTGTGATGTTATGCTCATCAGCCATTGCATCACCAACGAATGAACCAGAGTTACCTGGATCAGCTACGTTAGCATCTGTTGTTCCAGCTGTAGTACCATAAATAGTACCGAACTTACCGAAGAACGGAATGTTCATTGACTTAAAGATCTTGATACCAGCAATCTCAATGATTCCGTTTCCACTTTGTAGAGCAGAACCTTGAGTATCACGATTAACAAGACCGTTAGAACCAACAGCTTGGATTAGTTCGTAGTACTGACGTGGGTTCAAGACACCAACACGTCCATCTTGGCTTACACCCTTTTCATCGAGTGCAGCAGCGGCATCATAGAAAGCAGCGATCAGAGATGCAGAGTTATAAGCGTCAGAAAGTTGAGCGTTAGAACCTACACGGATCTGAGTACCACCTGGTTCTACGAAACCAGACTTAGTGATTGGGCTTGCCTTACGAGCAGCCTTTACGATTGAACGGAAGATTTTCCGGTCATAATTTTCAGCTAATGCGTAACCGATTTTTCGAGAAATTTCTCCACGCAAATCATAATGCGCAAGTGTCTCGTCAAGTTCATATACGAAAGCTGAGCTGATTAATAGATCATCAACTGTGATTGTCTTCTCAGCTACAGGAGGTGCTCCATCACTGTTACCGAGTATAGAATTTCCTGGGGTATGATATTCACTTTTCGTGCGACCTGTATAGATGAACTGCAATGATTTGCCGTTCTTCAAGGTGCGACGAGTAACTAGATCCCTTGCAATAGTATTGCGTTGGAATCCTTTGAATAACTCACCAGAAAATAGCTTCAAATATAGCGCCCTTCTCGCCGTGGTGGTAGAGGCGGCGCCATTATCCGCACCGGGTGCGGTTAGTAGAGCAGTATTAGAACCACTCGTAGTTTGTTGTGCCATTTTAAGAGTAAGTGTTTATTGACTTGCTCTAACGTTAGATCTTTGAAATATTTTTGTGGTCTATCCCACCGTCTAGACGGCAAAAAGGTATCCGCGTACGGGCTTAATGCCAATGAAAAAGGAGTCCGACTCTGAGGTGCTCCTGTCCCTATTACTCTTCTGTTAGAGCTTCCTCTAAAGAATTGTAATCAATTGTTTGTTCTTCATCTATACCAGGTGGTTGATAATCACTAGGCATAGTATCTTTAGGTTCTGCATTAGGTGTACCTATAGGTGTCACAAATGCTCTACCGTCTGTACTCTGTTGTGCCATTAGTAGTCCTACAATGTTCGTGTTCTTTCATGTGCAGACCCTCTATAAAAATAAAAAGGGATAGGAGTCCTAAGACCCCTACCCACAATTCATTAATCTTCATCAGAAGGTATACTTCAGACCGACCTTGGTACCCCAAGAGTTGTCATCATCAGTATCTGAGTCAGCAGTTAGTACTGCTACCTCTCCATAGATGTCTACCTTATCGGTAGCAGCTACGGATCCACCGAGTTTACCAGAGATTCTGGTGTCACCTTCATCAGCTCCATCTACGGCAACGATGGCTGGACCACCTTGTACATAGAATGATGCTGTTTCGTTTCCACCT